GAGACCGACATGCAAGTCGACTTCGTGACTGACAACTTGCTTGTTAAGGGTTATGAGCGTTACTCGTTTGGTTACTATAACTGGCGTTCAATCTACGGTTCGTTCCCAACCTCGTAAGGAGAAGGCAACATGGCTAATACTGCATTCTCCGGTCCTTTAGTTGTATTTGGGCAAAACCCAACGCAACCTTCGGACTACAACCCAGACATCGGTGGTTCGTCCCTGTTTTATGCAGGGACGGGCATTCTTGATCCACGCGCACCATTCACTTTTCTTCCCGGAGAATCTCAAGCCGCAGTTGATTATGGCTGGTTGGGTGTAGACAATATTACTACTTTGAGTGCAGTGCCTTATACGGCGGCTTCGGCGGCAATTGTTGCCTCGGCCAACCCTACAAGCGCAACGCTCTCTTTGGTTACTTCTAGTTCCTCAACGACGGGCGTGTACTATAACAACACGAACTTCGTGCGGTCGGATACTGGCGCTACTGATACCGTTCTTGCACTTGATGCTTATGCATCGGTTACGGGTTCGGTTACCAATGGCGTATTGACGATCACAACTTCTACCAGCCAGATGCCAATTGGCCCCGGTATGGTGTTGTTGACGGCTTCTGGTACTGTTTCTCAGGGAACGGTAGCTGGGTCGCAGGTCGTTTCTCAGCTAACGACAACTGGTACTTATTCCTCGGTTTCTCAAGGAACCACGGGTACTTACCAGCTTTCCGGCAACCTGACTGTTACATCTGGTACGATCACTTTGGCTTACCAGAACGTGCAGCAGTGCGCCGTGCCAAACAATGCTCAGACGCCAAGCCAAGGCAACTGGAGTCCACAGGCTCTACTTGGCCGCGCAGTAAGCATTACGGCAGCAGCAAGTGCTACATACGCAACCGCAACGGTTAACGGCTACGATATCTACGGATATCCAATGTCGGAAGCTATTACGATTACGGCTGGTAGCACGGTTAACGGCAAGAAGGCGTTCAAGTATATCAAGTCTGTGGTGCTTTCGGGCGGCACGGCTGATACGACCCACGCTTATTCGGTCGGTACTGCTGACGTGTTTGGCCTTCCACTGCGTTCGGATACGTTCGGTGATATCATTGTCAACAACGCAGCCTCTTTGGTTGCTACGACTCTGATTACCGCCGCAACAAACTATCTTCCTGCTGACCGTACCACTCCATCGGCTACGACAGCGGACGTTCGTGGAACCTTTGCTGCAACGTCAAGCAGCGGAGCAAATAAGCTGATTATTCGTCAGTCGCCACAAGCCTACGCAGTCCCATATGCTACGGGTCTGTTTGGGTTAACCCAGTACTACAATTTCTAAGGAATTAGGCCATGAAGGCACATAAGGGCAAGTCTGATCAAGACGGTACGCACGGCGAAAAGTATGCCGACGAAGCCGTTCACGATGCATACGCTGGTGGTTCGTCGCCAACAGCGCATGAAGCGGAAGAGCGTAAGCACGGTGGCCGCACCAAGCGTAAGCATGGTGGTAAGGTCCATCACCTCAACATGATGCACAAAGAGCATCATCACGAGCATCCAAAAGCTGAACATCGCGCAAAGCGTAAGCGCGGTGGTCATGTTCACCCAGAACACGCAATGCACGGCGAACATGCCAAGCATCGCGCAGATCGTAAGGCACGTAAAGCTGGTGGCGAAGTCGGCGCTAATATGCACCCACTCTCCACGGCAAATCGCGGAACTGAGCCAAAGGCTCACAAGTCCTACGAGCCTGAACACGATTAATATAAGCGAGGGGGTGTAAAAAGCCCCCTCACTTTTCTCATGGGTGCAGTATGACCGCAGCATGGACACGTTCTGAAGGTAAATCGCCGTCTGGCGGGTTAAACGCCAAGGGACGCGCTTCTGCACGAGCAGAAGGCCACAACCTTAAGGCACCGACGAAGGATAAAGAAAATCCTCGTCATGACAATTTTTGCTCCCGTATGACCGGGGTGAAGCGGAAAATGACTGGCTCGGCCAAAGCTGCTGATCCAGATAGCCGCATTAATAAATCACTCCGTAAGTGGGGTTGCTAATGTCTGATAAGCCATTTTGGGAAACTAAATTGCCCAAAGACCACCACACCTCGCATTTAACGCACAAGCAGCAACAAAGTGCTAAGGCTAGGGCAAGAGCCGCTGGCCGTCCCTATCCAAATCTGGTAGATAATGCTGCTGCGGCGCGTAAGAAGGGCAAATAATTATGGCTACAATCTATCAATCGGGTGTTAACTGGCCCTCCATTACTCAAAATGGCAAATTTGAACCGTTTGAGTTGCAAGTTTCTCGCGGCCAAATTACTAATCATGCCCCTCAAAATATTTTTGGGTATGGGACTACTCCTGCAACGGCTGGCACGTTTCGCACCGTTTGGGAAAATATGCTCACTACTGAATATGTATTCCCATCATCTGCCGTTACAATGAACCTTGTCAGTGCATCTGCAGGTGACACAGCCACAATTACAATTGTTGGCTTGGATGCTAACTATAATGTGATTACGGAAAATCTTATTTTAAATGGCACAACCAATGTGCCAACCGTTAATCAATATCTACGTATCAATAATATGTTTGTTTCAGTGGGTAGCGCAACCAATCCATCCGGCGTCATAACATTAATTAATGGCGGCGTAACATACGCACAGATTAATACGGGCGTATTTAACGGAACAACATCAAGCCTTGGTGCCTCTCAACAAGCGGTATTTACGGTCCCTGCCGGGTATACATTTTACGGTTATCGTTATGGTGCTTATTCATCGTTTAACGGCAACAGCGCAAACTACACGACATATCGTGCAATTACCAATTCGGCATCGGGTGTTCAAAAGTTAATCGTAGCAACCCCATTCAACACGACCTATGAAGTGCAACGACATTACCCATTTCCATATACTGAAAAAACGGATTTGCGTTTCCAAATTGCTTCAAGTGCGGCGGCGTCGGCAGTAGTTAGCATCAATATTGGCGGCGTTTTAATTGCAAATAAAACCGCTACTACCTTCTAAGGAGCGGGTATGACCACGAGTAATACATATGCTTTTAATCCCAGCTTAGGTGAGTTGACGCTGTATGCGTTCAACTTGGCTGGGGTTAGAAACACGGCTATTGCTCAGGAGCATATGGAATCGGCTCGTATGGCAACCAACTTAATGTTGTCTCGCTGGGCCAACCAAGGCGTTAATCTTTGGAAGGTGGAACTTGTGACGGTTAATCTTGTCACGGGTACCTCTACGTACAGCGTTGATTCCAATGTGGTCATGGTTTTGGATGCTTATGTTACTACTAACAATAGCGGACAGAACATAGACCGTATTATTCTTCCAGTAAGCCGCACGGAATACGCATCTTATCCAAACAAGACCCAGCAGGGGTTCCCGACGATCTATTGGTTTGATCGCCTTATCAGCCCTACTGTGACGGTTTGGCCTGTTCCTAATACGACTAATGGCCCATCTACATTATCATACTATGCTGTAACGCAAGTTCAGGACAGCAACTTCACGGGCGGACAGACGGTTGATATCCCTTACCGTTGGCTGGAAGCATTTGCTAATGGCTTGGCTTACCGCTTGGCGCGGATTTGGAATCCACCACTTACTCAAATGCTAAAGCCAGAGGCAGATGAGTCGTATGCGATTGCCGCGCAACAGGATACAGAGTATGTATCTATGTATGTATCACCGCAGGTTTCTGGCTACTGGCGCAACTAAGGGGGCGTAAATGGGTTATGCCTCACAAGTTGGTCGCGCAAGAGTAAGTTCTAAAAATCCGTTAGCCTTTGGCGTATGTGACAGGTGCGGTTTTTTATACAATCACCAAGACTTGGCTTGGCAGTTTGATTGGGGCGGCGCGTCCCTGATTAATAAGCGCATCCTTGTATGCCGTCCTTGCAATGACGTTCCGCAAAATCAGTTACGTGCCATTGTCCTACCCGCCGATCCGGTTCCTATTATGAACCCGCGCACGGAAGGTTATACCGAAGCAGAAACGGACAACATTACCATTAACGCCCCAATAGTCACTGACTTTTGGACGGGCATTCCAATTCCGCCAACTACAACGATTTCCACGCAAGACGGCCAAAGTGTTACTAAGCAAGTTACGGGTAAGCCAACTGACTTAAACCAAAACGCAGTCATGCCGCTTGTTAACGGAGTAACATATCGCGTCACTCTTAAGCCTTTGTCTGTGTCGTCTCAAACTGGAACAAGCACGGTTACGGTTACATTTTCGTCGGCGCATGGTTTAAATACCAATGATCAAATTGCGGTGCAGGGGTTAACAAATAACCTTGCTGACGGCACCTACAGCATTACCTATCAAACAGCTACATCCTTCACATATCAAGTAGATAATGCTATACCTGCGGGTGGGTTGCTTCAGGGGACGACTTTAATGGTTACGGCTCTTGTTGGATTGCCGTACAACTACAATCAAATACCGCTTACCGGGGTCTAGAAATGGCTAATACCACTTTAACCAATCTGCCTACGGTAACGTCCCTAAACGGCACCGAGCCACTGTTGGGCGTTCAGAACGCAAATTCCGTACAAATTACAACAAGGCAAGTTGCTAATTACACATTAGGTTTGGTTGGCATTGGATTGCCAGTTACGGTTCCTAATGGCGGAACTGGGCAATCTTCATTTACCTCAAATGCGCTTTTAATCGGCAATGGCACGGGCGCGTTGCAGGTTGTTCCGCCACCGTCTGGGTCTAACTACGTTCTGGTTGGGTCGGCTGGTTCCGCTCCATCTTGGCAAGCCACAATTCCAGTTACGGCGGGTGTTGACTCGGTTTCCTTTGGTACGACGGGATTAACACCCAACACGGCCACTGCGGGTGTAGTGTCGGTGGGGTTTGGTTCATCTCCGACTGCGGCGGGTATTTACAGCCCAGCAACAAACCAAATTGCACTTAGCACGAATAGCACACGCCAACTTCTGATTGATTCAACTGGCGCGGCCACGTTTACAACATCTGCGACATCGCCACTTGTTATAGCTACAGCTTCGCGTACTGCCACGGCAACAACGGGCGCATTTAGCTACGGGACAAACAGTTTTTCTGATACGGGTGTTTTGGCGTCGTTCCAATCCAGCGTAAATAGCTACAACCAAGCTATAATCCAAAATACATCGGCTGGCGCTTCTGCGTCTGCTGAGTTTATTGCGTATAACGACCAAGGCACAGCCGCCACAAACTACGCCACGGTTGGAATTAACTCATCTGGGTACACCGGAACTGGGGCAATTAACGCCGCTGGGTATGGTTACTTTTTAACAGGGTCAACTGATCTTGTAATTGGAACTATCGGCGCAAATGCGCTTCACATTGTTACCAATTCCTCTGCCACAGACGCTATAACCGTTTCATCCTCTGGCGTTGTGTCTCTTGGCACTGCTTTGGCGGTAACGTCGGGTGGAACTGGGCAATCAACGGCACTTACGCAGTATGGCGTTGTATATGGCGCGTCTACGACTGCTATGGGCATTACTGCGGCGGGTACTACTGGCCAAGTTCTTGTAGCCACAACAAGTGGCGCACCGTCTTGGGGTGCTATCCCGTCAACTGCTGCTGTGACATCTATTACATTTGGTACGACGGGCCTCACACCTAACACGGCAACAACTGGTGCTGTGACGGTTGCTGGCACTTTAAATGCGGCAAACGGCGGCACTGGTCAGTCAACTTACGCTATTGGCGACTTGCTATACGCTTCCACAACGACTGCGTTGTCCCGCCTTGCGGATGTCGTTACAGGCTCCGTGCTGGTGTCTGGCGGTGTAAGCACTGCCCCCGCATGGTCTTCGTCACCTACTTTGACGACATCATTAACTACGCCAATTCATTATGGCGGCACAACGGCGTCCTCTACGTTGACACTGCAATCAACTAGCGGCGTTGGCACGACTGATGCGATCCTGTTTAAAGTCGGCAATAACGGCGCAACAACAGCGATGTATATCAATACGTCGGGCAACGTCGGTATTGGGACGACTTCGCCCAGTTATAAACTTGATGTTCAAAATAGTGCTACCACTGCCCTCCGTGTATATAATTCAACAGCAGCAAGTGGTGTACTTTTAGCGCAGGATACAACCGGAAATTCTCAGTTAAATAACCAAGGCAATGGTTATTTGCTTTTTGGAACTAACAATACAGAACGTATGCGTGTTGATGCCAGCGGCTACGTCTCCATCGGCCCATCTGGCACGTCAACTGGCGCTAATCTGATTACCAATGCCCAGATTACAGGCGCAACATCCGCATATGCCCACTACAACAATGGTGTCGTCCAGTCTGGCGTGACCACGTTGGCATCGGCGTATGTCTCTAATATAAGCCTTGCAACAGCATCCTTTACAACTGGTTCTGTTGTTCATTTCTGGGCTAACCCCGGCGCGGGTGGTGCAGGGTCAACAATTACAAATCAATATGGATTTTATTCTGACAATACGATTAATACACAAGGTGCTGCAACCGTCACCAACGCCTATGGTTTCTACGGGAACATTGCATCAGCGGCCAACCGCTGGAACCTGTATATGGCAGGTACGGCCAGCAATTACATGGCTGGTGCGCTTGGTATTGGAACGACGACGACATCTGCTGCCTTGCTTACGTTGGCAAGTACGACAACAGTTGCAATGGTTACGCCCAATATTGCTGAAGTTGCAACGGTATCTGCCACTGCCGCGACTGGTACGGTAAACTTTGACGTAACCACTCAGTCTGTTTTGTATTACACCACTTCTGCGTCGGGCAACTGGACACTTAACGTGCGCGGCAATAGCGGCACATCTTTAAACACAATGATGTCCACTGGTCAGTCCATCACGATTGCGTTCTTGGTAACAAACGGTGCGACGGCTTATTATCAGTCAGCCATGACAATTGACGGCACGTCCGTCACACCAAAGTGGCAGGGTGGCACGGCCCCATCAGCAGGTGACGCCAGTTCAGTTGACATATATACTTTCAGCATTGTTAAGACGGGTTCGGCTGCGTATACCGTCTTTGGCACATTAACTAAGTTTGCATAAGGATAAGACGGATGCCAACGATTATCACCCGTGGAGCAGTATCGGCAAAGGCTTACGGCTTTGGTGTGTCTGGTGGGTATTCGGTAAAAAATTCACTGCGTTTCCGCTCGTCTGCAAGTGCGTATTTGAATAGGACGCCAAGCGTTGCGGGGAACCGCCAAAGATGGACATATAGTGTTTGGGTAAAACGCGGTATTTTAACTACCAACTGTTATCTTATTCAATCAAACGTAAATAGTAGTGCTGGCCTTACAATTGATTTTGACACCGACAGATTATCCTATGGGATTAATGGTGTGGGTAATTGGTTTACCACAGCAGTATTCCGCGATCCTTCTGCTTGGTATCATATCGTTATTGCGTTTGATTCAACACAAGCAACGGCTGCTAACCGTTTAATTGCTTACGTAAATAACGTGTCGTATTCATTCAGCGCTAATAGCATTGTGCAAAATAATAGTTACGACATCAATAATAACACTATTCATTACATTGGCCGATCAAACAGTGGTGATTATTTTGACGGTTATATGGCTGAAGCATATATGGTGGATGGTCAGCAATTAACACCATCCAGCTTCGGTGCATACGATTCTAGCGGCGTATGGCAACCTATCAAGTACGGCGGCACGTATGGCACTAACGGGTTTTATCTGAACTTTGGCAATACAGCGTCAACAACCACGCTTGGCTATGACACGTCTGGCAATAGCAATAACTGGACAACGAACAACATTTCCCTAACGGCGGGTAGCACTTACGACAGCATGACGGATTCGCCGACCGTGACGTCTGCGTCGGTGGCAAATTATGCGGTGTTAAATCCGCTTGTCCCTACATCTTTAACTTACTCAAATGGCAATCTGACTACAACCAATGCAACTGCAAATTGGTATAATACCAGAGCAACGATGCCTTTCCCCTCAACGGGAAAATTTTATTACGAGCAAGTTTGCACATCAGGGGTTAACTGTTGGGCGGGAGTTGGCAACGTAAACACTTTATTGACAGGCAACCCTGCTGGGTATGATGCCAATAGCTACGGGTACAGTAATAGCGGCCAAAAATTTACCAACTCAACTGGCTCTGCTTATGGAAGTTCTTTTACAACCAATGATGTAATTGGCGTTGCCTTTGATGCCGCTACTGGCTCTGTTTGGTTTGCCAAAAATGGAACATGGCAAAATTCAGGCGTTCCGGCATCTGGAACTGGGTATGCATTTACTGGTATAACCGGAACCATATTCCCTATTTCAAGTTCTTCCGGTAGTGGCGCTACAGTTGTTCAAAGTTACAACTTCGGCCAACAGCCATTCACCTACACCCCGCCAACGGGCTTTGTTGCACTGAACACCTACAACCTACCCGCACCCGCTATTGCGGCTGGCGCATCATACATGAATGCCATTACCTACACAGGATATGGCCCACTTATTCCTGCAAGTTTAGGCACATCAACAAAGCGCAATGCTTCTACACAAAGCGTCAGCAAATCATTGCGTCTTAGAGCGTCTGCAAGTGCATATTTAAGCCGTACTATTGGGTCACCAAGCACGACAACCAATACTTTTTCCATATGGGTGAAAAGAGGAAGTCAAATCAGTTCTGCATACAATTTTATTCTAGGTTGTACCTCCAGCAATTCAGGGATTGATTTCCAAAACCCCGGAACATCATTAAACGATACAATACAAATTCTTGATAACGGAACACAGTACGTTGTTACAAACGCTGTTTATCGTGATCCGTCGGCTTGGACACACATTGTTGTTGTATGGGACAGCACCAATGCAACATCTACTGAGCGTGTAAGGCTTTATGTGGATGGTGTTAGGGCCACTTCACTCAGTACCGCATCTTATCCGGCGCAAAATACCGCCTTTTCATTATTTGCAGCCAGCACGGTTCAACAAATTGGCTCCCGTCAAAATGGCACGGTTTTGTATTACGATGGATACATAGCCGAAGTTAATTTCATTGACGGTCAGGCTTTAACTGCCGCCAGTTTTGGTCAGTATAACAGTGATAACATTTGGGTTCCCAAATCTTACACAGGCACATACGGAACCAATGGTTATTATTTGCCATTTACCAATACAACTAGCACGTCCACTCTTGTGGCGGATGCTTCTGGTAACGGTAATAATTGGACACCTAATAATATTAGCCTTACCGCTGGTACGACCTATGACAGCATGGCTGACAGCCCAACGGACTATGCGTCGGCGGGTAACTATTGTGTTTTTAATCCTTTAGACAAAGGATCAAACCTTGTTGTTGCAAGCGCTAACTTGAACGTCTCTATTGGTGGAACGGGAGGTAATGATATTGGCCGCTCTACAATAGCACTTCCATCAACAGGAAAATGGTATTGGGAAGTCACTGTTTCTGCCGTTGGCGCAGGTGTTCATATTGGTTTTATTACACCGTCAACTGTCTTAAACAGTGGCGGCGCAATTACTGGTGTTTGGTATAATCAAGACGGAACAAAAACCATAGATGGCGGATCTAATACTGCTTATGGTGCGTCATATACTACGGGCGACATAATTGGGATTGCATATGATTCTGTTGCAAACTCAGTAACGTATTACAAGAACGGGGCAACGCAAGGCGCTATTACAGCGACAACGACATCGCAAAGTTATTATCCGGCAATATTCTTGCAAACCAACTCAAATATTTGGTTTAACTTTGGTCAGCGTCCGTTCTCATACACAGTGCCAACAGGGTATTCTACGATCAATACGTATAACTTAACAGCGCCAACCTCATCATGGTTTACAAACGCAAATACCAGTGGGATTACAAGCGGCACAACAGCATACCCTGACTTTGTGTGGATCAAGGCCCGTAGTTCGGCGCAAAACCACTCCCTAACGGATACGGTGCGCGGCCCAACGCTTAACCTTATTTCCAACACAACTGGCGCAGAAGCTGGATTGTCTACGCTGTTTAACGTCAACAAGTATGGCCTGACGCTGGGCAATGATGCGTCGGTTAATAGCAGCAGTTACACTGACGTTATGTGGGGTTGGCAAGCAGGTCAGGGAACACTGTCAACCAATACTAATGGCAGCATCACATCTACGGTGTCAGCCAATACGACGGCAGGGTTTTCTATTGTCAGTTATACGGGCAATACAACATCAGGTGCTACAGTAGGTCATGGACTTGGTGTTGCTCCTAGCATGATAATTATTAAAAGCCGCACCAATGGAACGGATGGGTGGGTCATTTACCATGTGTCTGTTGGTAACACTAAAGCCTTATTCTTTGATACGTCAACTGGAACAACCCAAGCGGCTTATTGGAATAATACATCCCCGTCCTCAACTGTGTTTACGCTTGGTTTTGGTACGGGCGCAAACAATACCACACCAAATATTGCATACTGCTGGGCTTCGGTACCGGGCTACAGTGCATTTGGATCGTATACGGGTAATGGTAGTACTGATGGACCATTCGTGTACACCGGATTTAGGCCGCGTTGGATTATGGCTAAAGATGTAACAAACACAACCAGCGCAAGTTGGTTGATGCAAGACACATCGCGGGATACATATAACGTAGGCTACAAATCTCTTTATGCTGAACAAAATTCTGTTGAAAGTGTTTCTAGTGCAGATAACGTAGACATATTGAGCAACGGATTTAAAATTAGAAACGCATCGTCTGCTTGGAACAATTCTGGGCAAACTTTTATTTATATTGCTTTCGCCGAAAACCCATTCAACACAAGTAGGGCAAGATAATGTTTTTATACAACGGCCAACGCCTTAACTTAGACCAACCTTTTACCATTGAGGATACAAACTATCCTCCAAATTGGCTGCGGGAATCCACGCCTGAAATGCGTGAAGCATTGGGTATTGTGGAAATTACATGGGAACCACGCCCAGACGACCGCTTCTATTGGGTTCAGGAAAACATGAATGGCACATACACCACGATGCCAAAAGACCTGACGCAATTAAAAGCCACTTTTACCGCGCAAGTTGATCAAATAGCGTATAGCCTATTGTTGCCCACGGATTGGATGATTGTGCGCAAAGCAGAAACCAATGCGGCGGTTCCTGATGCCACCACAACTTACCGTGCTGCGGTCAGGGCTGATGCGCTTACCAACCGGGCGGCAATAGCCAATGCTACGACTGTTGAAGAACTGATTACGGTAGTTTCCTCATTTACTTGGCCTGTGGTGCAATCATGACAAATGTAGACAATAATAACCTTGTGATTGATGGGGCGGTAGCTGTGGGCGCAATGACCCTACCTTGGTGGGCGCAAATCCTTGGCGAATGGGTTGGCTTGGCTATTTCCGTTCTGTGGCTTGGGCTTCTAGTTATTCGTATTGGACTTGCTATTCGTGAGTGGAAAAGAGGCTAATTATGTCAATTACGACCAATCTTGCCCTAAACGAACCAGCGTATAACAGTACGTCCCCAACGTGGGATCAGCCGCTTAACTATAATGCCACCATCCTTGACCAGATGTTTGGCAACACGACTGGCGTGTCTGTCAGCACCAGCGGTACGCCTACTTATACTAACATTACTGCGCCAAGTTCCACGGCAGCGGGTTCCACGTCTCAGGCCATGCGGTTTAACTTGACGGGTGCGTTGGCGGCTAACCAGACCGTGCTTTTACCACAAAGCGTGGCAGGTATGTGGATTGTTACCAACAGCACAACTGGCTCTTATACGGTAACGGTCGGCTCTAATAACGGAAGCAATGCGTCAGCGGGTACTACGGTTGCACCGCCACAGGGATTTAGCATCCTACTTTATTCAGACGGAACGAACGTCAAAAAGGCGGATGATGGTATTCTTAGTTCTGTTACGGCCCTTACTCTTACGGGCAATCTGGTTGTAGGCGGAACGTCTACTTTTAACGGGACATCTACCTTTAATGGTTCCGCATCCACTTTGGCTGCAATCATACAAAATGCGGCAGAACCAGCCACAATTACCGCGACTTCTGCGACCGGAACGATTAACTTTGACGTTCTTACGCAGTCTGTATTGTATTACACCACAAATGCCAGTGGCAATTTTACATTAAACTTCCGTGGTAACGGGTCAAATACGCTTAACTCCATATTGTCCACGGGTCAGGCACTTACGTGTGTGTTTATTAACACCAATGGATCAACGCCTTATTATGCGTCTGCGTTTACTATAGACGGGACGTCCGTAACCCCTAAGTGGCAGAACTTGGTTACTCCATCGTCTGGCAATGCAAGCGCGTTGGACATTTACACATTTGCCATTATTAAAACTGGGTCTGGTGCGTATACTGTTCTGGCTGGATTGGTGGGATATGCGTAATGAAATTTACGTGGGAATTTCCGCAATTTATTGTCAGCCCGGAATATGATGGCCTAGCCAATGTAGTTACGGCCATTAATTGGGTATGCACGGGTACAAATGGCATAAATACTTCATCTGCGTCGGGTACAACTAATTTAGGCTCACCAAATCCGGCAGAATTTGTTCCTTATGCAAGTATTACTCAACAAATGGCCTATGCTTGGGTATCGGGTTGCATTAGTATGCCGGGCGTTGAGGCACAAATCGCCTCACAAATTAACCTGTTGAGCCAAACAACGTCACAAACACAAAACCCACCTTTTTAAGAGGATTCAATGGAAAACCTTGAACTTGACCTTAAACTTACCGTTGCTCACGTTAACACTGTGCTTAAGCATCTTAGTGCTGGTGTCTATTCTGAAGTTGCTGACCTTATTACTCTTTTACATGGTCAAGCAAAGCCTCAGGTTGAGTCGGCCAATCCTGCTCCGGCTGCGCCAGAAACTCCAGCCGCTGAATAATACGGACTAACATGGACCCGTTTACCCTCATCGCTGGTGCGACTGCAATCTACAATAGCATTAAGTCCGCCGTAGATTCGGGTAAGGACGTGATGGAAACTGCCGAAAAAGTGGGCAATCTTTTCAGTAAGGTTGCCCAAATTGTTACGATAGCTTCCACGCCACGCAAAAAGAAAATGTTCCAAAGCCAAGCTGAGTTTGAGGCTGAAGCGGTTAAGATTTATGCCGCCAAAGCCAAAGCCCAGCAGATGCAATTGGACGTTAAGAATATGTTCGTCGGGCAATACGGCCCCGCCGCATGGGAAGGTATTCAACGGTCAGTCATTGAGATGCGGAAGGAAGCTGCCCGTCAAACTGCGGCTGCCTTGAAGGAACAGGAAGAAAACCGCAAGGATTTGATTATGGTTAGCAGTATTGTAGGTTTTCTGGTATTAGGCATTGGTGCAATTGGCTTATATCTTATGTTGACGGTGAAATAACATGGACATTCTTAAAACTTTTGGACCATTGATTGGTTCAGTTGCCCCAACCATTGCGACGGCCCTTGGCGGACCAGTGGCTGGTATGGCTGTAAAGGCATTGTCGGGCGCCTTGTTTGGTCATGAGGACGGCACGGAAGAAGACATTCAGGCGGCTTTGGCTAACCCAACGGGCGACCAATTAGCCCAGCTTAAAAAAATTGACGCTGATTTTAAGACGCAGATGAAGTCTTTGGACATTGACTTGGAGCGGATTGCGGCAGACGACCGTAATTCAGCACGTCAAATGGCTATTCAGACCCATGATTGGACACCCCGTGTTTTGGCGGTAGTTGTCATTGTCGCTTGGGTATTCATTCAATGGCATTTGCTAAACAGCACCATTCCAGACGTTATGCGTGAATTAATTGCGCGGGTTCTTGGAACTTTGGATGCCGCGTTGACGTTGGTGCTTTCTTATTACTTTGGTTCTTCACACCAGCATTCTCCCGCCCCAAAGGAATAACCAGTGAAAGATAATTTTGAGCAATGTCTTGCCCTCGTTCTTAAATCAGAAGGCGGGTACACGGATAACCCAAAAGACCCCGGCGGTCGTACAAATCTTGGTGTAACGCAAAAAGTTTGGGAATCTTGGGTAAAACGAGAAGTTACTGAAGCTGAAATGAGGGCTTTGGGACCGCAAGACGTGGCACCTTTGTACAAAACTAACTATTGGGATAAAATCGGTGGCGACTCACTTCCTCTTGGCGTTGACTATGCCACTTTTGATATGGCTGTTAATAGTGGGGTAGGCCGTGCGGCGAAAACCCTTCAGCAGGTACTCGGTGTTGGTGCGGACGGACAAGTCGGCCAAGCCACAATTAGTGCTTGTGAAGCGGCAAACCCTCGTGATGTTGCTACGGGAATCTGTGAAAAAAGGTTAGCCTTTTTGCAAAGTTTGCCCACCTATGGTACGTTTGGAAAAGGTTGGTCAAATAGAGTTGCGGCGGTAGAAAAGGCAGCTTTTGACATGGCATCGTAGGATTAGGTTATGGCCTTAACATATTCAAGTTACGTGCAACAAATTGCAACGATGGCCGTCATTCCGTCCAACGATACCAACTTCACGATTATTTTGCCTCAAATGATTAGCTACGCAGAATTGCGTATGCAACGTGACTTGGACTTTCTTTCTACACAAATCAGCACCAATGCTTACAATTTTACTTCTGGTAGCAATCTTTTAACCTTGCCAACATCTCAGTTTGTAGTACCAGAGACGTTTGAAGTGGTTTCTTCCGGCGTATCGTCGCCGCTATTGCCAGTTACTAAAGAATTTATACAGAATGTTTACGGATCAGGTTCTACGACAGGCTTACCTCAGTATTTTGCTGTTTATGGGGGCGATACTGCTACTACAGGTAATACTAGCCAATACATGATTGTGGGGCCAACCCCTGACAGTAATTACGGCACGATCATCACGGGTACTGTTCGTTCTGCGCCGCTTTCTGCAACAAATACGACAACTTACATTTCTACGTACTTGCCAGATATGTTTATCATGGCCTCCATGATCTATATCTCGGCTTTCCAGCGCAACTTTGGTCGCATTAATGACGACCCGCAAATGGCGCAGACTTATGAAAGCCAATATCAGGCTTTGAAAGCCAGTGCGTTGGTTGAAGAAAATCGTAAGAAGTTTGAGGCTGCTGCTTGGTCGTCTTACTCACCTGCCCCCGCCGCTTCGCCAACTAGGGGTTAATCATGCCCTTTGGTACGATCAAACTAAAACCCGGCGTTGATACAAACGTCACCCCAACCTTAAATGAGGCGGCGTATTCTTCTTCGCAATTGATTCGCTTTTTGCCAGAACGGAACGGATTTGGATTGGCCCAAAAGCTTGGTGGCTGGGTGGCGTATTATAATTCAGCTATTGGCTCAGCGATTCGCGCACTTAAAGGTTGGGCTGATCTTAACGCCATTAACCACCTTGGGATTGGCGCTGAATCATCTCTTAATGTTTTGACAGGCAACAACCTTGTTAACATTACACCACAAAACAGCGTAACAAATACCGCACCTGTTTTTGCAACAACATCCGGTTCTACAACGGTTACAATAACCGACTCTAATATCACTGCGTCGGTTTTAGATTATGTTGAATTTGTAACTCCCGTGGCTGTTGGCGGGTTGGTGCTAACTGGCCCATATTTACTAGCAACTGCCGCTGGAACCACATATTCTATTACGGCTGCAAGTGCGGCGACATCCACTGCCAACACATCAACCAACACAGTTGGCGGGTCATTTGTGGTTGGCAAGACATATAAAATTGTTTCTGTTGGAAGCACTGACTTTACGCTTATTGGTGCATCTGCAAACACAGTAGGTGTTATATTTAATGCCACTGGCGTGGGTGCTGGTTCGGGAACAGCTAAATTAGTTGGCGTTTATGCTTTTCAAACAACAAGTGGGCAGTCTACGGTTACATGTTACTTTGACAACCACGGATATTCAGTTGGTTCCACATTTTACATCGGGGTTTCTACAACAGTTGGTGGAATTACCCTTTCCGGCCTTTACACTGTTCTAACTGTCCCAAATGCAAATTCATTTACTTTTGCAGCAGCTAATACGGCAACATCATCTGCTGGACCTACAGCAATTAATAGTGGCAACGTCCAATCCAATTTTTACATTGCCATTGGCCCTCAACCCACGGGGACTGGGTTTGGTGTTGGCGGGTTTGGTACAGGTGGGTTTGGTGTTGGCTCAACTCAACCATCCGTTCCCGGCACAGCAATCACTGCAACGGATTGGACGTTAGACAACTTTGGTTCGTATCTTGTCGCGTGTCCCGCTGGCGGGGCAATTTATTACTATGACCCTAATGGGCAATTGCAAAATGCCCAGATCGTTGGCGGCAGTGGTCCGCTTGTTAATTCTGGCATCTTCGTCGCCATGCCTCAACGACAGATCGTGGCGTATGGTTCGTCGTTTAACCTACAGGCAGACCCCATGCTTGTCAGGTGGTGTGATGTTGGGGACTTTACCAATTGGATAGCCTCATCAACCAACCAAGCTGGTTCCTATCGCATCCCAACAGGCTCAAAGATTGTGGCGGGTATACAAGGTCCGCAACAGGGATTGCTTTGGACCGACTTAGACTTGTGGGCAATGCAATATGTTGGAACGCCATTTGTCTATAGTTTTAACAAGATTGGTTCTAATTGTGGAGCCATTTCACGACATTGCGTTGGTCAGCTTAACGGCGCTGTTTACTGGATGTCCCAGAGACAGTTTTTTATGAGCATGGGTTCAGGCCCACAACCAATACCATGCCCAATATTTGACGTAATATTTCAGAACATTAACTCGTCTTATCTTTATAAAGTGGCTTGTGGTGTCAACAGCCAATTTAATGAAATTACGTGGTACTATCCGTCTGCTTCATCCACGGAAAATGATAGCTACGTCAAGTATAATGTTACAACACAGCAGTGGGATTTTGGTCAACTTAGCCGCACGGCGTGGATAGACCAGTCTGTTCTAGGCCCACCAATTGGCGCGGGTGGCGATACGTACATTTACCAGCATGAAGTAGGCAATGACGCCGCTAGTGGCACGACAACCACGGCCATGCTGTCGTCCTTCCAAACGGGTTACTTCCAATTGGCTGAAGGCGAGAATTTAGTTTTTGTGGACCAGATTTGGCCCGACATGAAATGGGGTACGTACAGCGGTAACCAAAATGCTACTGTTTACTTGACCATTTACTACACTAACTATGCTGTTGATGCCGCCACATCCCCGTCAACTAGTTACTACGCGGGTTCGCCGTCTAATACTGTTAGTTCTATAACATTCCCTATGACGCAATCCACGGAATATATATCGTGCCGAATCAGGGCGCGTTTCATGGCATTTGCGTTGTCATCGCAGGACGTTGGCACGTTTTGGCGTTTGGGTGGCGTTAAGTATCGTTTCCAACCTGATGGGAAGTTCTGATGGCTAGTTTAGACGACCTATTAACTACGCAGAAAAATGGCGTCATTGCCATTAACTCCTATGTTACGTCCATAAATACTCGTGCAGGGTTTTATAACAGCAAGGAAGTGTCTACTGCTTCGGTGATCAAGTCGTCCTCTGGTTGGTTGGCTACTGTCAGCGTTATAGTGGCGGGTTCCACGCAAGGTTATATTTATGACGCAACGTCTGCCGCATCGGGTAGCCGCATTTATGCCGTCCCCAATACAATTGGCATTTATCAAGTCCAAGTTCCATTTGCGACGGGTTTATACTTCTCCCCCGGCACAGGTTCCATTATTGCAGTAGGATATTCGTGATGCCACTCAAGCACGGTTCATCTCAAGCCACAATTAGCAAGAATATCTCGGAAATGTCCCACGCAGGTCATCCGCATGACCAAGCTGTAGCAGCCGCATTAAACATTGCCCGTTCTGGAAAAGCACATGGAGGAAATTCGCATGGAAATGGGCGTAATATTATCCATACTGGTCCTATCCACAGCCCCGTGGCTGGTCGCACAGATCATCTTCCTATGCATGTACCCGCCGGAGCCTATGTTATTCCGGCTGAAGAAGTTGCTTACCTTGGTGAAGGAAACACGCTTAGTGGTTTCAAAAACATCACAGAAATGATATCAAAATACCATGATGATGGATCACACAATGCTGGTAACCCTGTTCCTATTGTTGCTGCTGGCGGAGAGTACGTTGTTCCCCCGTACGCGGTTGTGGGTATTGGCGATGGCGATCTTGATCGTGGTCATCGCATACTTGACCAATTCGTAATGAAGTTACGAAAGAAACATATTAAGACCCTGCAAAAGCTTGCCCCACCAAAGAAGGATTAAAAATGGAATCAATGTTTAAAAAGCAACGTGTTCGCTTGTCCAAAAGCGTCCGTAAGCGGATGCCTAAATTTGAGCGGGTAACGACTGAACCATTAGTAAGGACTGCCCAGCCGGATGACGAGGACGGTATTATGACCCTCGCCAAAATGATCCACCAAGAAATTGGAATGTTTGAGTTAAATGAACAAAAGGTTCGCGACACGGTTCGTCCTTTGTTGCATAAGCATTTTGGCATTATTGGTGTGGTGGGAACTAAGGATAATCTTGAGGCTATGATTCTGCTTCGGATTGCCAATAACTGGTATTCTGATACCCCATTCCTTGAGGAAATGTCAGTATTTGTCCGTCCTGAATACAGAAACGCTACAGTTTCCCGCGTTCATAAGTTGATTGAGTTTGCTAAAAAGGCAGCTGACGGCCTTGATCTGCCTCTAATGATTGGGGTTTTGTCAAATCAACGAACAAATGCTAAAGTAGAGTTATATGAGAAACACTTCGGCCACCCCGCTGGTGCTTTCTTTATTTATGGGGCGTCAACTGGTCAGCCTGAGATGGCTGTCAACGCTGCTTAGTAGGAGATAGCCGTGTGCGGTTCTAAAGGTACAGCTACA